CCTTGTTGTGCAATTTGAAATGGCACACAATTGTAAAATGAGAATTTCTTGCGGATTGTGTGCGCTATGCTCCGATTGTCACTCAGTGCGAGTTGATAGATGTCGATGTGTGTCTTGATGTTTTTAGTAAAATCTTCAGGTGGGTATGTGACTAGACCGTAATGTGATGCTAGTGTGATCCATGGCCTTAACACCACATCTAAAAATGATATGTTTGTCTCTCTAAATTCTAACACCAACGGATTGAATTGATTGCGTTGTTCAGCGACCAATCCAGGTATGAAACCTCTACCCTGGTTCACCGGTCGGTGAGAGAATCCCATACTCTCTTGAGGTATTTGACAACCTTGAGCAAATATACAACCTGTCATCTGTTGATCAGAATGTAAGTTTTGAAGTTCTGAACTAGGAGTGAGTAGGTGTGGTTGTGATGGGTTCTCGGTACCCATTCCAACAATGCTTTCGTATTCAGCTCCATGCATTCTGTGAGTGTCTGCATTAGAGAATCCATCAACAGTGGTACTCTCTAGTGTGTTGACAGTTTCAAGACCTAAAGCCATTGGAAATCCATTGAACACCACGTACCACAAGCTTCTGTTAGGAGTTTGAAAATTCCAGTTTTCTGTCAGCTGTGTGTGAAATACACTCCTGTAATCGATCAAACCAGGTGATGATTGAAATCGTGGATCTACTTCACGTTGACCAAATGATACTATGCGACCTGGTCCACCTCCACCAAAACCACCAAAGATTTTACCAGTTACATTATCAACAACCTTGTTGATTGCTTTCTTCGCGGCTTTGCTCGCGAGCTTCTTAACGAAGCTTGGCATTAAAGGCCAAGCGCGCCAAGTACTCTATCAGCAATACCACTAGTGAAATTTCTGAGCGATCCAGTCAGCGAGCTCTTTTCGCGGCGCCAGTATTGATACGCCATTGTCGCTGAGAACGACATGGGTTCACCGGAACCAGCAGATGGTTGGTATTCAATGGCGCCAACACTCGTGCAGTAGCAACCATATAGTTTATACTCTGCAACACCATTCAATTGAGCATCTAACTGAAGTAGATTCACAACAGAATTCTGAGAAGGTGTGGCGTAGTTACCGGTGCTGGTGCTGTCATCAAATGTGTCAAATGTCCACGATTCAAATTTAGCGCGGAGTCTAGCGGCCTGATCGGCGTAGAATTCAACAGACCATGCGTCGGATCCGTCATAGCTGACAGAGCCTGGAACATTGAAGTTGAGGCCCATGTAAGGTACTTGTTTGTTTTGTATTGATCTAGCAGGTAATGATGCACTCTTGATATAAACCAAGTCATCCTCATCAAAGGCGATTCCACCGGCGTCACCAGCGTTTATACTCAACACTCTGAAATGAAAATCCCGAGAGAAGTCTCTCTCTTGCGCTACTCTGTAGAAGTCCGTTATTGTTTGTTTTACGTCTGGCATTTTAAATATTTATGGTTAGGATACTAATTCTGAGAAGTTTTGATCTGTTCGTGTTGCATAAAAGTTACACAATATGAATTCTGCAGATCTCACTGGTTTGATGTAAATGTCTACTACTAGTTCATTCTGATCGATCACAAACGGAGTGTTGTTACGTTCATCACATACTATCAAGTAATCATATACACCTTGAGTGTTTTTGGTCTTCTCGAATATCGGGGTTAATACGTTTACAACCTGTGTTCTGGTGAACAGTGTGTTCGGTTCAAATACATAGTATTTAACTGTAGCTCTGACCGCTTTTTCCAGGTAAAGGAACAATCTTCGAACATTGACTCTATCAAAAGCACTTGGCTTTGATTGTAATGTCTTCTGTCCAAATACGACAAATCCATCATTAGGGAAGTTGGCGATAGGATTGATTCCAATCTTGTAAAGTTGATCACGATGTTTCTGTTTTGGATACACTGCGATGTCTGTCACTGTACTGAGCACTCCTCTAGTGAATCCAGCTGGTGCGAACCATGGTTGAAACTGTGCGTCTGTTCTAGCATATAGAGCAGATAGTCTTCCGGAGAATGGAACATATATGTTACGTCCAAGAGCTCCATCGAACACTCGAGCCCAGTTACCATATGTAGCTGCATAACTCGTGTTAGTTGCCTCATAGTTGTGTCTCACTGGCCAATAGACGTGTTTAGAAAATATATGCGATTTGTTGCCAAGTGTCTTGTTGTTTTGACCTTGTACAAAAATGTAACGAAGTGGATCAAGTATTGTCATATGATCTTTTCGTTTGTTCTGAGCAAAGTTAACAAACACACTAGACACTGCGTTGTAATTAGCGATGGTTCTCTTCTTGTTCTCTAACACCCTAGGTGTGTAAAGATTGTCGTAACCCCATCTACCCGCTGGGTTAGTTGGTTCTTTGAATTCATCATAACCATCTTCCGTGTCAATTGTTCCAAATTCTTCTTCTCCTAGACCGTCTCCAATCTCGAAGTAAGCTTCATCATCAAACGCTCTACGACCTCCATGAGAACCGACAAAGATGGTGCCTAATCCTGCTTCACATGTTATGTCTAGTGGGAATAGCTCATGATTGTCAATAGTTTCAAATATGTATTCTAGTTTCGTCGGAATGGCACCAATATTCTTGGCTTCTGCTTCCGTCTTCTTGAACACACCACTTGGGTATACCTTGTCACCAACTGCTGGTGAGTCTCCCATGAGTTTCAATGTCCATAAACCTATCTCTTGTTCTTCTCTCCAATCTAGAAATGCTTTATCTGGTGGACTTGTGGCTGGTGTGTTGGAAGTAGATCCATCATAATCAGCATGCTTTTTCGAAAGGATCCGGATACGTTTTGTTGGCTTGGCTTCATCATTCAGCCAATTGCCACTCTTACTAATGTATGGATTGACAATCACCTTTACGTTTGTAGAGCTATCAGATACACTCTCCATGAAGAATGATTCTGGCGTACCACCAGTTTGCCCAAATTTCTCACGATGCAAACTCAACGAACCAGCATATGTTTCGGTTAAGATATAATCTAGCTTGGCTACATCGGGGTTCAATGTGGATTGACGTACTTTAAAAACTCCAAGAGTCAATACGTCATTAAACTCGTTGGAGCTCATGTCATAATCACCTAGGTTTTCAAGTACTTCTGATATTGACACTTCACTGTCTTCTGCTTTTCCGTCCAGCTTAAATGTGAGTCTTGATTCTGGTACTTTAACAGTAGATCCTGGTGTGGTGTTTTTGTTGATGGATCTCAACTCACGCACACTATCAAAATCAGTTGCGGGGTTCAAATTAGTATTATCAGACAATGCAACATAATGACCTTCAAATTTTTCATTGATTGCACGTCTGCTAGAATTAACAATCACCAACCCGGAATTCTTGATCTTGTCAACTGCTGTTGATCCAGATCCTCCAGGAGTTGCTCCCCAGTCTACTTCGTTGTTTGTGACTTGCTCATATTCGTTTTGAGTCAGTGTTACATGTTCTGGTTCACCTATGTAGTATGTATCACTTTCTGCATACGATGTACCAGTGGCGCCTACGACGTTCCAAATTGCATCTACAGTTGACTGTGTCGTCCAGCTGTCGTTTGATTGATTTGTATCAGATAAATTTGATTGCGCTGTAGCATATGTGTCATATACAGCTGTTAATGCTGCATTAGTACTGTTGCCCCACTCCATGATAGTTTCATGAGATGGTTTTGTATATACTGGATATACAAGTGCTGTGTATTCCTCTCCAACAGTCTCTCCTTCATCTGTACCGTATGGTAATCTAGTAACGAAAATGTTCGCTGGGCTGTTGAATGAAGCCTTTACTGTATGGTAAAAATACCTCTCAGCTGCGTTTGTGGGTGTACCGTATAGTTGTTCAAACTCTGAAATGCTGCTAACCTGCAAAACTTCATCAACTGGTCCTTGATTCGCGAATCCAGGGACTAAAATGTTTGTACCAATGGGTAAACTTGGTCTTAAAGAAAGATCTATCTCATTGATCTCGACTCCGGGTGATTGTATTGTACGTGCCATGATGTACTAGTATTTATTTAACTGCGAATTGATTTTTTCGACTTATACAAGTTTTGCTACCATTTGACTGAATGAAAACTCGAACGATGATTCAATCTCTGCTTCTGTTCTGTAGTTATAATCTATCATTCCAAGTTTAACAGGTACCAGTCCGATGAAGTCAAATTGTATTTTTTTCTCATCATATTCATCTAAACCAAACACTGTTGCTGTGGATGAATATGTCTCGAACGGGTTCTCGACTGTGGCTAGGCCTTCTGCATCGAAAAATCCTTCTTTGTTATTATTGAGTAGATTGATCCATTTGTAGATCACCCAATAATTGTTGAATTGATTGT